CTTCCTCAGACAAGATGACGAATCTTGCCTCCACCACTCGACTTTAAGTAGTCAACTACCTCATATCGAGGCTAGTAGAGTGGGTCCCACCTAAGCTTATCTCTAAGCTTAGGTCTACCTGTATAGCCATGCTCCCTTGGTAGGGATCGTGGCTTAGCTGCAGTGAAAAACTGAAGCAAAGCAGGTAGGCCGCCAGGTCTTATCTTAGGGATGGTAACCTTATTTGTAAGGACCTTCCATTCCCACCGTGATAGGCACTCATTCCACCTTTTACGAAGGTGGTCCGTTTTCCTACCACAATAAGAAACAAGACCGACGGTCGAATCATCTAGGGCCGTGATGGGCAAAGCCTGAATAGCTTTACCCATTGTCGATTCCAAGTTTTTACTGGCATTCCAATATCCCTTTCTAAAGAGATTATTAGATTGGTCAATAATAGCTTGCCTAGATGATGGTCCATCGGGTACTGCTCGTGTGAGCTTACATGGAGTAATATCATACCCCATGAAAGCATCAACCCCGCAGGATTCACGGAAGTAGCCTTTGTGGAAAGATTTCTCCACATTGACCTTCAACCCTAATCCTTCAAGGACGCGAACAGTATCAGCATACCCAGTGTTGGGGATGATAATATCATCACCAAACACTCGGACCTGGTCCTTCAACTTTCTAATCTTTGTCCACGTTACATCACCTCGGATATTACATCCGAGAGCGATGATCAGAAAACAAAGGGTTTGAACGGGGAAGGTAACAGCTGTACCCTGTGAAGCAAATTTTCGCATTTTCACGAAAATAGGCGACACACTAGATATATCATCTCTGATGTATCTAGTTCTCGAAGCGTGTAGAGCATGAAGCAACGAAGGACATTTCCTAAGTAGCCTCTCCACTACATAGCACGAGAGACGATCAGATGCTGACGATAAATCTATCGTAGCAAGTGATCTGTCTAGGGATGCTCGAAGAGCCATAGCACCAGACAACGATTGGTTGTCAAATGCCACAAATGAAGAACCAAAAAGATTCTTCATTTGATCAACCATGTAATAACGAGTGAGCTGCTGACACCATTGGTGTTCAGTAGGTTCAGACGCTATAAGCCTAGGACCCTTTGCTGTTTTTGGAACAGCAATGAGTCTTGATGCTACTTCATGATTGATAGGTTTGGAATCCATATCACCAGCGATGGTGCCGCATAAGCGGTAAGGAAACCATTCTTCGAGTTTTGCACTCCAGCGAGGAAATTCGTACTTATGTACTATTCCTCGACGGTCTGCAACTGCTC